GACAACTTAACCTATCTTGCGGAGTGCCTCCATGACATCGACAACGCCCACTCAAACTACCGAGACTTCGACACCCACGGAATTACTGGAGGGGGTGCGGATTCTGATTGACCGCATGGAGTCTAACCCTGAGGACTTCCTGAGGCCCCCTACCCCAGACTTCGAATACGACTCCCCTTCTCCCCGCTTCGCCCATATTACTGCCGCATTAGATGGGATTGTGCGTGGTATTGAGGATGGGCGCGATCCGTTCATTCACCTGACTTCTGATGAGAAGGTATCGCTGTTGGTAGCCTATCGTAAGATGATGCGGCAAGCGTTCACTGCCAGTGTGATTTCGCAGGTGTTTAATCCTGAGACAACGCCCAAACCAAGCCCTAAAGTAAGAGTCACGGCTAAGACAGCGGCGCTGGGTGCCGGGTATGGCAAGGCAATCGTGAAAGCGGAAGGCGCGCTCGTGAGCCATGGTGAAGAACTAAGAGCCAAACTAATGCAGGCGGGTATTGGAATTAAATGAACATAATCACCATAGACTTCGAGACGTACTACTCCTCTGAGTACAGTCTCAGCAAGATCACCACAGAAGAATACGTTCGGTCGTACCAGTACGAGACGATCGGCGTGGCTATCAAGCATGGTGACGAGCCTGCTGTGTGGTACCCGCATCCCGAGGTAGAGGCGGCGCTGAAAGCAATCGACTGGTCTGACAAGATGGTCGTGGCGCAGAACACCGCCTTTGACGGGGCGATCATGGCATGGCGCTACGGCATCAACCCCAAGGCATGGACGGACATCATGGGCATGTCTCGTGCGCTGTACCCGCATGAGAAGTCACACAGCTTGGCATCCCAGGCTGAGCGCGCAGGTATTGGGCAGAAGGGCGATGCAGTCATCCGCGCCCTGGGCAAGCGGTATGCGGACTTCCACCCGGTAGAGTTGGCTGAGTACGGCGAGTACTGCATCAACGATGTGGACTTGACCTACACGCTGTTCCAGAAGTACATGGCGCTTGGGTTCCCGCTGAAGGAACTGAAACTGCTAGACCTCACCCTGCGCCTCTTTATCGAGCCGCGCTTGGTGTTGGATGCAGACCTGCTGTCTGACCACCTGGACGATGTGCGCTCCCGCAAGGAAACTCTGCTAGAACAAATGCGGGACAAGATGCTGGAAGGGGCCAACCCTGACTTTGTCCACATGATCTTTTCAGAAGGCATGGAAGGCATCAAGAAGTTACTCATGTCCAACGAGAAGTTTGCAGAGATGCTTCGCAAGCTGGGCGTAGACCCCCCGATGAAGTTAAGCCCCACCACAGGCAAGATGACCTATGCCTTTGCCAAGACGGACGAAGCCATGAAGACCCTGGCTGAGCACCCGGACGAGCAGGTACAGGCGATTGTGGCCGCGCGCCTGGGGCACAAGACTACCCTAGAGGAAACCCGTACCTGGCGCTTCATTGAGATGGCTTCTCGGGGCGATTTCCCGGTGCCCCTGCGGTACTACGGCGCCCACTCTGGGCGTTGGTCTGGTCAGGATAAGGTCAACCTGCAGAACATCCCGGCTCGTGGCATCTACGGCGGCAAGCTGAAGAAGGCTATCAAGGCACCCGAGGGGCATGTGGTTATCGACTGCGACTCTTCGCAGATCGAGGCGCGAACCCTGGCGTGGCTGGCTGGGCAGTACGACCTGGTGCAAGCCTTTGAGGACAAGCAGGATGTCTATAAGATCATGGCAAGCCGCATCTATGGCGTTCCGTCAGACCAGGTAGACAAGACTCAGCGGCAGGTTGGCAAGGTAGTCATTCTGGGCGCAGGCTATGGGGTAGGGCATGTCAAGCTACGAGCCTTCCTGAAGCTACAAGCCGGGGTGGAGGTATCCGAGGAGGAAGCCAAGTCCATCATCATGGCGTACCGCCAGACGTACAACCGCATCCCGGAGTTGTGGGATCGGGCTAACAAGGCGCTTGACGCCCTGCACTACGGCAACCAGATGACGCTCGACATCCCGGGCCTGTGCAAGACTGACTCCATAGGGATTACCCTGCCAAGTGGGCTACACATCCAATACCCCGGTCTGCGCCGGGTGCTTGAGGAGCGCACTGTGGGGGATGCACGGCAGGGGTGGGTCTACACCGCTAAGGGTTTACCCACAAAGGTCTACGGCGGTCTGGTAACGGAGAACATCTGCCAGGCTATTGCCCGGTGTGTCATCGGGGAGCAGATGCTAAAGGTGCAGAAGCGGTACCCGGTGGTGCTAACTGTGCATGACGCTATCGCTTGCATCGCACCGATAGACGAAGCCAATGAAGCTCAGCGGTATGTTGAGGAGTGCATGTCCTGGCGTCCCAAGTGGGCACCCGACCTGCCATTGGCATGCGAGTCTGGCATGGGGCCGAGTTATGGCGACTGCTAAAGACAAGAAGCCTTGGGAGGAAACTCTTGAGCTTTCCATGACGCGGGAGGAACTGGATGCGGCCTACGTCATGTGGAAGGCGGGGGCAAAGGTTCCCGACCTAGCCAAAGGGTTTGGCACAAGCGGGACCGAGCTGTACTGGTTCCTCGTCATGTACGACAAGCTGGGCAAATACACAGTACACTATAAGGACTCAAACCAACCCACCATGTAATCATTACATGGCTTCTACCATGTCACTCGCGCACTCGTACTCGTCAATCAAGCAATTTGAAAACTGCCCCCGCCAGTACAACGAAGTTCGTATCCTAAAAAAGTTCAAACAAGCAGACACAGAGGCAACACTGTATGGAACAGCAGTCCATAAAGCATTTGAAAACTATATCAAAGACCGCACCCCACTCCCCGCACAGTTCGCTCAATTCCAGCGATACATCGAACCTCTTGCCGCCATTGAAGGCGATGTCCGGTGTGAGGAAAAAATGGGTATCCGATCTGACTTTAGCCCGTGTGGATTTTTTGATAAAGACGTATGGTTCCGGGGCGTCCCGGACTTCATGGCAATCAACGGCCCCAAGCGGGTCGCGCGTGTAGCCGACTACAAGACCGGCAAGTCAAGCCGCTTTGCCGACAAGGGCCAGCTTGAACTCATGGCCGCAATGATTATGTCCCACTACCCTGAGGTCGATACCGTCAAGGGTGTCTTGCTATTTGTCGTGGCAGGTGACATCATTCGTGCAGAGTTCACGCGCGACCATCTGGCAGACATCTACTCTCGCTGGGCAGGCCGCGCTGGGGCTATTGAGAACGCACTGAACCTGAACGTATGGAACCCACGCTCTGGGCCTCTCTGTAAGTTCTGTCCTGTAACTACCTGTGACCACTACCGCTAGGAGTCATCATGGCAACCAAACCTCGCGACTACAAACGCGAATACGCCCTGTATCAGGGCACCCCTGAGCAGATCAAGAAGCGCTCACTGCGAAACCAAGCGCGCCGTGCCTACGAGAAGGCCAAAGGCGACCTGCCGTCCGACATGGATGTAGATCATAGGAACGCATTGTCCAAGGGCGGGGACGCCCTGAGACTGTCGAACCTACGGGCTACTACGGATAACGCTAATCGTAGCTTCGCGCGTCAAAAAGACAACGGCATGAAGTCGCAAATCTCTAAGCGGGAGCGCAAAAAATAAAGTAATATGGGTGGGCCTGGAGTAGTTGCCAGGTTCTCCTGTTTGTTGGGTTGCTGGGTAGTTTCTACTACCCAGCTTTTTTCGTTCGTTCAACTTCTATTCATCATGCAAATCATTCAAGACAAAGCGCTTTTATTCAGCGCGCCTAACCCGGCGCAGATCACTGCATTGATCCCCAAGAGCAAGGTCTTAGACGACCAGGTGCTCGTGAACTGGGGGTTTGATGAGGTGCAACTCCTGCGCAACCTGGGTATCAAAGATGTGCCTAGTCCCATCCTGGGACGATACGATTGGCCTGGGGTCTACACCCCGTTTGAGCATCAGCGCACGACCGCTGAGTTCCTGACTCTGCACCCAAGGTGCTTCGTGTTCAACGAGGCTGGCACTGGCAAGACCAGTGCGGCGGCATGGGCGGCTGACTACCTCATGCGGCAGGGGCGCGTTAAGCGGGTGCTGATTGTGTGCCCGGTGTCCATCATGGAGACTGCATGGCGCTCTGACCTGTTCCGTACTGTAATGCACCGCACTGTGGCTATTGCCCAGGGGTCGCGCGCTCGGCGTCAGGAGATCGTCAAGGGCAACTACGAATTCATCATCATCAATTTTGACGGCGTAAAGGTAGTCACTCCCGAACTGCAAGCAGGGGGCTTCGATCTCATTATTGTCGATGAGGCCAACGCAATCAAGAGCGTACAGACAGAGCGCTGGAAAGCCCTGGCTACCCTGGTCAAGCCTAACACTCGGCTGTGGCTCATGACGGGTACCCCCGCCTCGCAGTCACCCTTGGACGCCTATGGGCTGGCTAAGATCGTCAACCCTGACTCGGTGCCCCGGTTCTTCGGTGCCTTCCGGGATAAGGTCATGACCAAGCTGACCCAGTACAAGTGGGCGCCCAAGCGGGATGCCCAGGACACTGTGCATAAGGTCTTACAGCCAGCGATACGCTTTACCAAGGCTGAGTGCCTGGACTTGCCCGACCTGCTGTTTGCCGCCCGGGAGGTGCCGCTTACCGCGCAACAGGAGAAGTACTACGGCGCTATCCGCAAGCAGATGATGACCATTGCGGCAGGGGCGGAGATCACTGCGACCAACGCGGCGGCCATGCTCAACAAGCTACTGCAAATCTCTCAGGGCGCTGTCTACACGGACGACCGGGACGTAGTGGAGTTCGACATCAGCAGTCGCTATGCGGCGCTCAAGGAGGTGATCGATGGGACTGACCAGAAGGTTCTGGTGTTCATGCCGTTCCGTCACTCGCTCCTGATGTTGCAGGAGGCCCTGCTCAAGGACGGGTACACAGTCGATGCAATCCACGGCGATGTGGCGGCTGGCAAGCGCGGCGAGATCATCAAACAGTTCCAGACTGAGGACGACCCGCGAATACTACTTTTGGTTCCACAAGCAACTGCCCACGGGATTACCCTAACCCGCGCTGACCAGGTGGTCTGGTGGGGGCCCATCGCATCCACAGAACTTTACATCCAGGCTAACTCCCGGGCGCACCGCGCGGGGCAGAGGCACAATGTCACTATCACCCACTTGCAGGGCAGTCCGGTTGAGCGCAGAATGTACGGCCTGCTTCAAAACAAAGTGGACATGCACCTAAGCCTAGTCGAACTGTACAAACAAGAAATCGCATGAATGTCGTTGACTTTTCAAAAGCCAAAGAGGAACGCAAACCGCACATCAGCGGCGCCCTGTACTGCATGGGGTGCGACCACGAGTGGACTGCGGTATGGACGCCGGGTACCACAGAGTTTGAGTGCCCGGAGTGTAAGTCTATGAAGGGGCGCGGCAAATACGAAGTAGCCCCTGCGCCTGGCAGTCAGGTATGGACTTGCATGTCTTGTGACAACCAGCTCTTCAACCTGCTAGGTGACCGGGTGCATTGCCCCAACTGCGGGAATTCCTGGGGGTACGAAGAATTGACTTGACGTTAAAATTTGACACTGTATAATTTGTTTCGTGGGCAGTGAGGGGTACGGGTTAGCGCCGTGCCAGGTAGACCTTCTCTCAAAGTGACGCTGCTTCATGCGAACCTCACTGCCCACACCCCGTTCAACGTAAATCAAACAGGAGTTAGTTATGACATCAGAAGAAGCGAACGTAGCAATGATGCTGGAGTTGGAAGAGAAGATCACCCGCCGCATCCGCGAGCAGATTTATATGGCGGCTGTTGGCAACGAGTTTGAGCCGGGGACCCTTCCAGTTACCTTAGATGCCTATTCACTGCATAACGCACTGCGGGCAAACCTTTTCAATGACGAAATATTCATTTCAGCAATCACAAAAAAGATTGGCTCAAAGATGGCCAACATATACTGAGGAGCCCCCAACATGGCAGACGCAGACAAACTCGTCAGGGTCTACATCAAGATCCGTGACGCCAAAGCCGCAAAGGCTAAGCAACTAGAAGACGAAATTGCAGAGCTGGATAAACAGCTCGATACAGTTGAAGCTGAGTTGCTGGAGCTTTGCAAATCTACTGGACAGGACGGCGGCAAGACACAGCACGGTTCATTCCGGCGCTCGGTCAAGACCCGCTACTGGACTTCCGACTGGGATAAGATGTACCAGTTCATCAAAGACAATGACGCACCTGAACTGCTCGAACGTAGAGTAGCGCAGACGGCATTCAAAGAGTTCTTAGCCTCTAATCCTGACAAGATGCCAGAGGGTATGAATGTGGACTCACGGTACGCAATTACTGTGACCCGCGCCCGTTAATCAACCAAGGAAATCATCATGAGTAACATTGCACTTTTCCAATCCGGTTCCGTTATTCCCGACTATCTCCGCGCTCAACCTGACGCGACCACCAAAGACATTGCAGGCAGTTCCGGCGGCAAGCAAATCTCCATCAAGGGTGGTGTGTGGCGTATGGTTGTAGGTGGCGAAGAAGTTGCGAAGAATGAAGACCGCGCAATGAACTTCGTTATCGTGGCCAGTGGTAAGGGCGTTTCGCGCACCTACTACGCTGAGAAGTACGAAGAAGGCAAAGACATCAAGCCTGCCTGCTGGTCTGCTGAAGGCGTTAAGCCCGAAGCCGAAGTGGTCAACCCGCAAAGCTCTGCATGCGCTACCTGCCCCCAGAACATTGAGGGCTCTGGCGAAGGCAAAGCGCGCGCCTGCCGTTATAGCAAGCGTCTGGCTGTGGCCCTGGAGCATGACATCGGTGGCAACATCTACCGCCTGTCTGTTCCGGCTAAGTCTTACTTCGGTAAGGCTGAAGGCGAGAAGATGCCCCTGCAAGCGTTTGGTAAGTTCCTGGCAGGTCATGGTATCCCCATCACCGGCATCGTGACCGAGGCGCGTTTCGACACCAGCGAGGCTGTGCCCGTCATGAAGTTCCGTGCTATCCGTCCCCTGTCTCAGGAGGAGTGGGCATTGGCCAAGGCACAGAGCGTGACCGAGGATGCCAAGAACGCCATCGACTTCAAGATGGTGCCATCTAAGGCTGAGACGGGTACGCCCCCGGCACTGCCCCAGGCGTTCAAGGAAGCCCCCGTTGCGGCAGTGGAAGCACCCGCTACCCCGGAACCGACCAAGCGCCCCAAGAAGGCTGAGGCCGCACCTACTGCGGCGGCTAAAGATGTAAGCGCCATTCTCGACCAGTGGGCCGACGACGGTGACGACTAAGAAGGCAAGAGGGTACTCCACCCTCTTTCTTAGCGCGATTGAGGAAGCGGGGCTTGACCCGCTGGTGAGACAGTTTGCTGAGGAGTGCATACGGCGTGGTATCCCCATTGCCGCTATCGCCTCCCGGCTGGACGTAACACGGGCGTCCGTTTACAACTGGTTCACCGGCAAGGCCAAGCCCCGCCGCCTTCAGCTTGCGCAGATAAGAAAAATAACGGCGCGGTGGACCCGCGCTCACCCCATCCAGTAGGTAGCACCGTGACCGTCTTCCTCGACTCTATCCTGCCCACACAGGGCGTCTATTGCGTGGTAGGTATCAAATCAAAGATAGCCTCACCGTCCTTCTATACAACTACAGCAGAAGTTGACCAGGCCGCATCCAGTTTGGATACCGCAGGTGCTGACGCATACTTCGCGCTGGCCTCGTTCAAAGACAACTCCAGCCGCAAGGCAGAGAACGCGGCGTTCATGCGCTCGTTCTTTCTCGACCTTGACTGCGGTCCTGGTAAGCCGTACCACGCCCAGACTGATGCGGCTGTGGCGCTATCGCAGTTCATCAAAGACACTGGGCTTCCCGCCCCCACCATAGTCAACTCAGGCGGTGGTCTGCATGTGTACTGGCCGCTCACTGAGGATGTACCTGTTGCGGTGTGGAGTTCCCATGCCAGGATGCTGAAACTCCTGTGCAAAGAACACAAACTGCATGCCGACCCGGCAGTCACGGCAGACATCTCCCGCATCCTGCGGGTGCCTGGCACAAACAATTACAAGCAAGACATTCCCCGCCCGGTACACATTGCGACCGTGGGAACCCCAGTTTCCCTGGAAACCATCGTTGCTTGCCTGGGTACTCCAGTTGCCGATCTGAGTGCCGCAAAGATGTTTGGCATGGACGACACCTCTAAGGATGTGTCAGGCGGCGCATACCCCGCATGTAGCTTCGCCAGAATCGTGCGCAAGAGCATGAAGGGCACGGGTTGCAACCAGATCAAGAACGCCCTGGAGAACGCCCCCACCCTGGAAGAACCGATGTGGCGCGCCGCGCTATCTATCGCTGTGCGGTGTGAAGACGGCAACGAAGCGATCCACAAGCTCAGCATGGGGCACCCCGGCTACAACGCCCAGGACACCGAGCAGAAAGCCCTGGAAACTAAGGGCCCCTACACCTGCCAGTGGTACCGTGAGAACAACAGCGCATTGTGCGAGGGGTGTACCCAGAAGGTAGTTAGCCCCATCCTGATCGGTAAGAAGATTGAAGCGGCTCCGGCTGAAGGCGATGCCTACATCATCGAGACGCCGCTGGACGGCGACGACAGCGACAAGGTAGGCGATACCGTCAAGATTGAGGTGCCTGCATATCCATACCCGTATTTCCGTGGCGCCCAAGGCGGCGTCTACAAGAAGGAAAAAACGGACGATGGCGAAACCAAAGAAATTGAAATTTACCGCAGTGACCTGTACATAACCACACGGTTCTTTGACTCTGATGAGCATGGGGACGGCGATGGGGAGATGGTGCTAATCCACCTGCACATGTCACGGGATGGGGTTCGCCGCTTCTACGCCCCGGTTACATCACTCTTTGCAAAGGACAAACTCCGCGACCTGCTCATCAAGCATGGCGTTATCGCATACGGCAAGACACTGGACTTAATCATGGCTTACTTCGCATCAAGCATCCGCAAACTGCAATCACAATTCGCCGCGAACAAGACCCGTAGCCAGATGGGCTGGACCCCGGACATGCAGGGCTTCGTTGTGGGTGAACTGGAATACACCGCCGGTGGTACCAAGCTGGCACCCCCTGCCAGCGGAACCCGGCAACTGGCCCCGGCCTTTTCGCCCCGTGGCTCTTTGGAAGAGTGGAAGTCGATTGCTAACTTCTACAACCGCCCTGGCATGGAGCCGCATGCGCTGACTCTGTTCTTCGGGTTCGGTGCCCCCTTGCTGAAGCTGATGGACAACATCAACGTGCGTGGTGCGCTGATTAACCTGAAGTCCAACACTTCTGGGTCTGGCAAGACGACCGCTCAGCTTCTGGTCAACTCTATCTTCGGGCACCCCACCGAACTGCTGATGACCAAGGACGATACCTACGCCGCCAAGATGCACCGCATCGGCATGCTGAACAGTATCGCCTTCACCGTGGACGAGATCACCAACACGGTTGATGAGGAGCTGTCAGACACTGCCTACGGAGTTACCACAGGGCGCGCCAGGCACCGCATGGAGTCGCAGTCCAACAAGCTACGGGTGAACAACACAACCTGGTGCAACGTGACCATCTCCTCTGCCAACGCTTCGCTGGTGGATCGGCTGGCCCAGTTGAAGTCCACGGCTGACGGCGAACTGCGCCGGGTGTTTGAGTACGAGGTGTCTAAGATCAACGGCATCCCCAAGACTGAGATCGATGCCGTGTTCAGCAAGCTCAACACCAACTACGGGGTGGCTGGCCCGATCTACATCCAGCATGTGCTGGCCAACTACGATAGCGTCCTTAGGATGCTGAAGAAAATGCAGGAGAAGATAGACGCGGAACTGGGATTTGACCAGGCTGACCGTTTCTATTCGAACATACTGACAATTGCCTTCGTTGGCGCCCTGATTGCAAAGAAATGTGAACTGCATGACATCGACATCCCGCGTGTCTACAAGTACGCCATTGGCCTAGTCGAGCAGAACCAACTGCAATACGCCGCCAGCCTGGGCTCCCCGCTACTGATTGCACAGGAAACGCTGACTGCCTTTGTCAACGAGAACGTGAACAACGTGCTGGTCATCGACCAACAGGTGAAGGGGTCTATGCCCCCTGCCGCAATCAAACAGCCCTACGGCCCCCTGCGCATGCGCTACGAGCCCAACACCAAGGAGCTGTACATCACCGCCGCCGAGTTCAGGAAGTTCTTTACGATGCGGCAGGTGGACGTGCGCGAGAGCCTGAAGCATCTAGCCCAGGCTGGAATTGCAAAGCACAATGGTTTGTCAGAGGTCAAGCGCATCGGCGCTGGCGCTGTGGGTAGTCTTAGTGGATTAGGAGCACGTTGTTATGTCTTCGACGGCACGGCAATCGGCATCGACGAGGGGTCGTTCAAAGTCGAAGGACTCGAAGAAATCGCAACCGACCCCACCGTTACCTGACCTTCGGCTAGTCACCATCGCTGATGTTGACTATTTCATTTACTGGGAGCGGCTAGGTATCGGCGGTTCATTCTTCCTACCCACGCTGTTGCCCGCCAAGGATGTAGCGCGGGCTTTGCGCCCCCTAGAGAAAAAACTAAAGATAACGCTAGAGGTCCGTACCCGGTGTGAGTATGGTGCCTACGGGGTGCGGGTCTGGCGGGTGCGTTAACCCGCGTCTTTGCGGATCATTGTCTTGGCTTCGCGTAGCCAGCCAACGATTTCCCGCTCCATCTTTTCCACCTCAGTGCGCGTCTCCATGCGCTCTTCCATAGACATCTCAGCGGCGGCTTCCGGGCTGTTGAGATACTTGCGGTACGCACGGGTCTGTTCCAGTTGCTCCAGGGTGGCGTTGAT